TTATTTACTAAAAATTACAGAAGGACACGGATGGGACCCACCATTAGATGAAGATATTTTACTAACAGGATTTCCCCTATGGCTAGGCCTGTATGGATACATAGATATACAAAAAAAACTAAAAAAAATAACAAACATAGACACAACAACAGTACTAACAATAAAAACCAAATCAACATGGCCAAAAACAAATATACCAATAGTAATAATTAATGATGACTTTCAACTAGGACACAGTCCCTATGAAACAACAGTACTAGGCCCAGATTTTAATAAATGGTATCCACAAGTTCAATATCAAACTAAAGAACTAAACAAAATTGTTAAGTGCGGTCCTGCAACACCATATATAGACGATGATATAAGTGACAATGTAAGAATATTTTATAAATTCTATTTTAAATGGGGAGGAAGCCCACCTAAAATGATAACTGTGGAAAATCCCGCACAACAGGCACAATATCCCATTCCCCGTAACCAGTATGAAACAACTTCGTTGCAGAGTCCAGCACAAGCCCCAGAATCATTATTATACTCCTTTGACCAAAGACACGGATCTCTTACAACAACAGCTCTCAGACGAATTACAGAAGATTGGCAATCTAAAAGCTTTATATCTTCAATTACAGACTCAACAACTGCAGCAAACCTCAAAAAAGCATTCCAAGCCCTCCAAGAAAGCGAAGAAGAGGAGCAGAAAAAGAACAAGGAGATACAGCAGCTCCTCTTCAACCTCCGACAACAGCAGCAGGACCTCAGAGACAGAATAATGTCTTTGTTAGAAACAAAATAGTAACATTTAAATGTGTAAAAACAGTAAAATTGTTTGAAGATAACAAATGTAAAAACAGGAGATTTACTCCTAAAGAATATGAAACAGAAATAGAATTGTGTAAATGGATGAAAAGACCCCCTAGACAATATATCAATGATACACCATTTTACCCATGGCTTGTACCTGAACCTATTGTAAACTTTGACCTTGGTTTCAAACAATAAAGGCCAGCAAAGATTCACTTAGTGGTGTCAGTTTATATAAGAAAAAACTTAAATAAACGGTCACCGCCTCCCTAATACGCAGGCGCAAAAGGGGGCTCCGCCCCCTTAAACCCCCAAGGGGGCTCCGCCCCCTTACACCCCCAAGGGGGCTCCGCCCCCTTACACCCCCTAGGGGGCTCCGCCCCCTTACACCCCCGAAAACCACCTAATTTGCATGGCTAACCACCAACTGACAGGAAAACCACAAAATTTGCATTGCCGACCACAAACGAACTCTAACTTCCCCATTTACAACTTACTTCCCTTTTTACTAATTATTATTCATGCAATTCATTAGTAATCAGGGTAATTCCGGGGAGGAGTTAACACTCTATATAACTAACTACACTTCCGAATGGCTGAGTTTATGCCGCCAGACGGAGACGGGATCACTTCAGTGACTCCAGGCTGATCTTGGGCGGGAGCCGAAGGTGAGTGAAACCACCGAAGTCTAGGGGCAATTCGGGCTAGATCAGTCTGGCGGAACGGGCAAGAAACTTAAAATAATTTTACCCTTATTACTTTTATAGATGAGTGACTGCTTTAAGCCAACATACTACAATAACAAAGGAAAACAACAAAAATGGATTAACCTACTACATGAAGCACACGACTTAATCTGCTTCTGCCCAACAGCAACTAAACATCTACTACTAGCACTTGCTGAAAAAGAAGAAAAAATAGAAGTTACCAACAACGAAAAGAACAAAATTCTACAATGCCTTTCTACTACAGAAGAAGATATAACAACTGGAGACGTCGTAGATGGTTTAGACGAGGTTGGCCTAGAAGCACTCTTCGCAGAAAATATAGATACAGAAGAAGGGTAAGAAAAACTTTTAAAAAAAAACTAAAGCAAATAACTGTTAAAGAATTTCAGCCACATGCTATTAGAAAATGCTATATAAAAGGACAAGAATGCTTGCTAATGTTTTCAATGAAAAGACTTGCTTTTAACAGTACTATGTATACAGACAGTATTGTTCCTGAACATTGGCCGGGAGGTGGGGGATTTGCTGTAATGAAATTTACATTAGAATCCTTATATGAACAACACCAAAGATGTAGAAACTGGTGGACTTCAACTAATGAAGATCTACCGCTATGTAGATACTTAGGTTGCTCTATTAAGGCATACCAATGTGAAAAACTAGATTATGTACTAAAATATGATAATGAATTACCAGGAACCAGTAACAAACTAACATACGCTAGCTGCCAACCTAGTATGATGCTAATGAATAATAACAAAATAATAATACCTAGCAAACGAAATGAAAGAAGAAAAAGACCATACAAAAAAATATTCATACCTGCACCACCACAATTTCAAACTAAATGGTACTTCCAAACAGACCTATACAAAACATCACTATTTGTACTACATTGCACAGCATGTAGCTTATCAAACTACTATGTAAAACCTAAAGACCTAAGCAACAACATAACATTTTCAGCTATAAACACAGAACTTATACAAAACAGAAACTTTGCCACTAATACAAACACTTCCTGGTATTATAAAAAAATTGGAGACGTACCATTCTATTTCTACCACTACATTAATGATGCTAACTTAACAACAGACTTACAAAATGTACAAATAGGAGACTTAGCACCTTTAACAAATCCTAGAGAAGATAAACAAGGATGGGCATACAATGACCCATCAAGACCACATCTAACAACAGATGACTCATGGTCAAACTATGTAACCAATTTAAAACAATACATGGGAAATCCCTTCAATAAACACAACTTAGAACCAGAGGCTATTATACTATACTCACAAAGATCACCAGAAGCCACATTCTTAGCAACAAAACAACCAAGCACAAAATGGAAAGACATAGAAACAAACAGAACAGAAGCATTAACACTTCTATCAGATCCTATAATTATTAAATTCCAATACAACCCACAAACAGACACAGGAAAAGACACATACCTTTATTTACTAAAAATTACAGAAGGACACGGATGGGACCCACCATTAGATGAAGATATTTTACTAACAGGATTTCCCCTATGGCTAGGCCTGTATGGATACATAGATATACAAAAAAAACTAAAAAAA